AACCTTCCATCCACTACGGATTTTTTAATCTTCCCTCCTCATAACCCTAAAACATCTATCTTTTATAATCTAACACTTTCTCAACTTATTAAACTTTACAAAAACAATCCAAATGAACTGTAACATAAATGATACACCATTAAATAAATGAAAAATAATGGTGTACATTTGTTTTTAACTGTGGTAGAAAGGTTATAGAAATTGAAGGAGAATATAATGACTGTTGCAACTAATTATGACGATCGTATGGCGCTAATCAAAAGAATCGCTGAAACGAAAAAACAAAACGAAGCACGTAAACAGCGTATGGCTAAGGTTCGTGCTCAATCATCTGTTGTAAAAAAGAAAGCTAAAAAAGCTAAGCGTGACTTCATGCAAATACCTAAAGAAGGTGAAAACATGTATGCATGGACTGATGCTTCTAAGTACGCCAAAGAATATTATGGCGAAGTCATGTATGAAACTACAAGGTTCGATAATGACTGGGACTAATCAATTAGAAATGAAAGTGCATGATCTAAACGAAAAGATCTCTAAGATCAATCATCGCCTAGGTCGTGCTGAAAAATTATTGGAAAGGATAATTGCAGATAATGAAAGACGTTCTAATGGAGGATCAACTAATGATGAATCGTGAAGAAATGATTACTGAGTTGCGGAAACGTAAATGTCGTGTAATCTTCAAAAAGGCAAATGGTGAGGAGCGTGATATGATGTGCACTCTTCATGAAGATTGGATACCTACAACATCCAAAGATGAAAACACTGATAAAGAAACTAAAAGCTATAATCCAGACGTTATTCGTGTAATTGATGTAGCATCAGAGCAATGGCGATCTTTTCGAATTGATAGTGTTATCTCATTTGATTGTACATTTACATAATAAATAGTACTACGCTATAGGAGGAATGCATGTTTTATATCTCAGTACAAACTGTATTGTGGATCTTATTAGCCGCTGCTACTGGCTGTGCTTTCATGATTGGAAGATACTACGGTCAAGGTGATAAGGACGATACGATAAAACATACCATTGACTATTTAGTTGAAGGTGGATTCGTTCGTTATCAAAGACGTGACGGTGAAATTGAACTCATTCCTCTTGACGAAGAAATTCATAATTGAAAAAAAAACGTAAGTGATTGTTTCTAAACGAAACAAAAAGGTTTACTTTTTCTCACGACTGTGGTAGAATATAATAGTAAACTGAAGGAGTTACATATATGTCAAAGCGTGATAAATTTAGAGAAGATGTCAAAGGCACCGTTATGGGTGAAGTAAAAAAGCCACGTAAAAAACGTAAGCTTAGCGAAGAGCAAAAAGCTGTTCTTGTCGAGCGAATGAAAAAAGCACGTGAAGCTCGTGGTCCTGCTAAAAACTTATCTATTGATGAGTCTATTCGTGACTTGCCTGAGGATCATCCTCTAAATCCTAGCAAAGTAAAAAACTGGCTAAAGTATCAAAAAGATATTCTTAAGTCTATGAGAGGTTTCAAAGACAGTAAGGATAAGAATGAGCGACAAGCTTATTGGGATACTGAAACTTATATCTTTAACTTACAAAGATACTTAGGTGACGGTGTGTATCGAGATCATCGTTACGGCGAAGAAAAACAGAACCGTATTCGTTATCGTAGTGTAGCAATGGCATACCATTCAGATGGTACACCTAAAAGAACAGTTGGTGTATTCTATCCAGATATTGGAGAAGAATATACTCAGGAAATGGAAAATGAGGATAATGCAGCAAGAAAAAACCTTTCTAACCAAAAGCGACTTCGCAAAGGAAATAGAAACAACCGTCCAAAGTCATAAGTCATCCTATATGGATGCAGTCATCCACCTCTGCGAAAAGCATGAGGTGGAACTCGAGGAAGTGAAGAGATTCATTTCACCAATTATAAAAAATAAAATTGAAGCCGAGGCAATGAGATTAAACTTTTTACCTCGACAAAACAGTTTACCTATTGAGTAAACTAGTATATAATAATCATATCATGAATAATGTGGATAATTCAGCAAATATAAAAACATATGGAGAATATAAATGTCTTTTGCAAATTTAAAACGTACACGTACCGACTTTTCGAAACTAGTCGCAGCAGCACAATCTGCAGGTGGAGAACAACAGAAAAAGAAATACGGCGATGATCGTATTTGGAAACCAACAGTGGATAAAGCCGGCAATGGTTATGCTATCCTAAGGTTCCTTCCAGCAACTGAAGGTAATGAGTTACCTTGGGTTCGGTATTGGGATCATGGTTTCAAAGGACCAACAGGCCAGTGGTACATTGAAAGATCACTTACATCTATTGGTCAACAAGATCCAGTATCTGAAATGAATACACGCCTTTGGAACTCAGGTATCGAGTCTGATAAGGAAACAGTAAGACAACGTAAGCGCCGTCTACATTATGTGGCCAATGTCTTAGTTGTATCTGATCCTTCTGCTCCTGAGAATGAAGGTAAAGTAATGATGTATCAGTTTGGTAAAAAGATCTTTGATAAAATCATGGACCAACTACAACCCGAGTTTCCAGATGAAAAGCCTGTGGATCCTTTTAACTTTTGGGAAGGTGCAGACTTTGTACTAAAGATTCGTCAGGTTGAAGGTTATCGTAACTATGATAAATCAGAGTTCCGTGGTCCTAGCCCTCTATATGACGGTGATGAAGAAAAGCTTGAAACAGTATACAACAAAGCATATGATCTATCCGAGTTCTCTGATCCTAAGAACTATAAGTCTTATGATGAACTCAAAGTTAAGTTAGCTCAAGTGTTAGGTGAACAAGCACCTCGTACTGTAAAGGAAGAAATCGTATTGGATGATGAGATCCCTGAGTTTCCAAAGAAAGCAGAAGCTCCAGCAGCTATGCCTACAGCTGAGGCTGTAATGGAAACAGCATCTTCTACTGATGAAGAAGATACTATGAGTTACTTTGCACGATTAGCTAACGAAGACTAATTATTGCACTGAACTAAAAACATCATTTACAAGTGGTGGAGGCGCTAAGAACGCAGTAGTAGAACCAGTAGCTGGTGCTGTAGTTTGTGTATTATAGTAATTATTAATAATAGTTGTGCCTCCACCTCCGCCACCTTCTGATATAAGTCCACTGCCAGATAAAGCTGATCTTATATTACTAATTCCAGTAGCTACAGTTCGCAAATCTTGATCATCCAGATTGTTTAGTCCGGGACCGAAATCTATAAGACCTCTTGTATTACCAAAAAGTCTAAGTGCAGGTCCTGTACCAGTATCATACACACCACCTTTCAACATGGTGTCCATCATCGCCATAACACCACCAATATCAGCCATTAGTCTTGATAGAGAAGCAGTTACTGTGCTGGTGTCTATATTGTTTAATCCCTCAAAGCTTCTTACAAAGCTGTTGATTGCAATACCAAAACTGTCCATCTTTGTTATTAATGCATCGTCTAAATCCTTAAGGGGTTCTAACGACTTAACCATACTTGCCATTGGACTTAAGTCTTCTGATTCTTTGCCAAAAAGGTAGTTCCACCCATCGCGAATTGCTCCTTTGATATCGCCAAAGAAGTTAACCACGCCGCCAAGAGCTTGTTGACCAAAGAACGCTGCCATACCTGCTGATAGACTTACTAACCCTGTTCCTACAGCAGCAGCATTACTCATATCAGTTCCAACTAATTCTTTTATACCCGCAGAAAAGTTTTTCATCAGTTCTTTAGTACTGCTACCATCAACACCAAGAACACTACCTAGTTTAGATAAACCATCAAATGCTAAAAAGAATCCAGCTATTGATGCGCCAAGAGCTGGTATGCCAGCAAATACAAGTGCACCTGCTCCTCCAGTCATTGCAGTAGCAGCACCTAAAATTCCACCAACACCTATTAAAGTTCCTAGTACTGTTATTGCCCGATCGTCAAGGCTGTTAATGGCCTCACCAAAGTTGGCAACTACATTCTTGATACTTGACCCATCTGCTCCTAGCGCTGCCGATGCCGCATCGCCTAAAGCAAAGGCACCCATAAATGCAACAATAGACGCAGCAAGCGCGCTTGCACCTAATACAAAATTTGTCTTGCCTTTAGTTGTTGTAATTGCACCTAGTACGCCACCAGCAGCTAAAAGGCTGCCGAGTGCTATAACTGCTTTTTCATCTAATGCGCCAATAGATGAACTGAATCCTGTCATAATCTTTTCAACATTACCAAAGTCTACGCTTGCACCTAATGCAAGAGAACCTGCACCTATGAGTTCGACAGCAGTAAAACCAGCCATGAGCGCTACTATTCCTGCACTAATTGCAAATAGGCCTTTGGCTAACGATTTTGCTTTAAGAGGAGAATAGCCAACAAGTGCACCACCTGCCATAAGCGCTCCAAGCGCAGTTACAGCTGGAAGAGTTAATGCACCTATTGCTGAGGAGAATCCACCTAGCATAGTTTTTACGTTGCCAAAGTCTATGTCTATTCCAAGAGCATTTACTCCTGCGAATAAAAGATCTCCAGCTAACAAGCCTGCTAAGAAACCGCTAATACCAAGGCCCATGAATGCAAGACCTTTTGCAGCTTTTGATCCACCACCAAATGCAGAAGCTAATGTAGATGCTCCTAAAAGACCGCCTAATGCTATCATTCCTGCGGTGTCTAGTCCATTGAAAATAGTGCTAGCACCAACAACAGCTTTTTGCATACCTTCAAATTGCATATCACCGCCGAGGGCAGTTACACCAGAAAATATAAGATCTCCAGCTAATAGTCCAGTTAGAAAAGCACTAATAGCAAATCCCATTGTGCCTAGGCCTATGGCACCTTTTTTGCCTCCTACTACACTAATCGCTGTTATCGCACCTAACGCTACAAAAGCTTCTGGTTCTAAGGCTTGAACTATATCGCTAAATCCTAGTGCTGCAGTTTTAAGGCCTTCAAAATCCATGCCTTTTACATCTTGTAAATAACTCATTCCTTCTGAGCCAAGAAGTAACCCGCCAAAGAATGTTGGTATCGCTGCGCCCATCAAAGCGAGACCACCTAAGCCTCTCATGGCTCCGGCCGCAAGACCACCTAATCCAAGAGCAGCTGCACCACCAATATTAAGGCCTCCACGACCTGAAGACGTCACGGAGGTTTGATTAATTGTTTGTCCGCCTCCGCGCGCTCTTTCTGATTTATCCTCTAAGTTTTGAAGAGAAGTACTACTAGAAATAAATTCTTCAATTTTACTACTAATACTTGACAGATGATCTTCAGATCTCTCTAAGATTTCTTGTTGATTTCCAATCTTTGAGGCAATTTCTGCTAAACTGGACATGTTTATCTTCCTTGATTCATGCTTTCTCGACGTGCTTTATCATTATGTTCTTTTACATCCTGTTGTAATAATGTTAAATAAACCTCTCTCTCCCACGGCATCATATCTTCAAGCTCCGTAAGGGAGTAATTATATGACTGCATCAATCTAAAGTTCACTTGATAATAATTAACAAGTGAATCATGAGAGAGGTTTACTGAAAAAAATCACTGATCCCCACTAATTCATGGCTATTTTCTGTTTTACAACTTTCACAAACAAAATCTACTTTATGTGTTAATTTTGGAATATTATTAACAAATTCCATAATTGCATTAAACTGTTCAGATGTCAAAGAATCTACGAAAGCTTCTATTTCTTCAGCTGGTTCATCTTTAAAATTAATATTCTCTTCTTCTGATTTCAAAGAATCCAAACATCCAATAATCAATTCAATTAACATTCCTGTTGCTGACTTTGAATTTTTTAATCTATCATTGTTTAACATATGAATATAGTTTGGATACTTCATTGTTAAGACGTATTCATCATTAAGACGAATATTTGAATCTTTCTTATCTGGTACTTCAATTTTTATTTCTTCAATATTTACTGTTACTTCATTAACCTCTTCACATTTGCTACACTTCACACCGATATGAGATTTTTCACCTACTGATTTTGAACGAATCTGAGTAAAAAGATATTCAACATCAAACGTAGTTAGTTTATTCATATCAATGTTATCAACACAAGCTTCTATGGTATTTGTAATAGCAGATAAAATTTGCTTTTCGTCTTGTGTTTCTAGAGCAATGAGTAGAACCTTTTGCTCTTTTGTTAAAAATGGTCTATAATCATACTGTTCCTTTGTTGAGGGAACTTCAATCTTATATTTCGGCAGTGCGTTAATTCGTGGTAGTGCCATAACTATATCATCCTTTAGTTAAAAATTCGTGTCAGTACTGTACCTACTGCAGTTTGTACAAAGTTTCCAAGTGGACTTTGATCAGTAAAGTTTGAGGTCCATCTTGTAAATGATAACTCAATTCTAAATTCTATCAATCCGTCCAGTTCGTTATTTAGTGGTATTGCTTCCATAGTTACAGGGAAAGCTTCCTGTAATTCACATGAATAAATTTTATCTTCACCAAGTAAAAAGTTTAGATCAAACTCACCTTGAGCAAAATCAAATGGTCCTATTCGAGGTAATCGTTGCTGTATGATTTGTGGCAATCTAGGTATTCCTAGAGGCGTCGAGTAAACCGGTAAGCCCACATTTTTCTTAAGTTGGTGTATCTTAACATTACGAACGTAATCATTTTTATATCCAATTTGATATGTGTTCTGATTATACACAGTTTCTTGCCACTTTTCAAAGTATTCTTTAATCCCATAATCATTCAACAAAAGGAAAGACATACCTACATCATTATGAACTGCGCCGTAACCAACTTTTTCTCTTCTTGTTCCAATCTCTTTGTCATATGAAACAACTTGTCTTCCTGGCAAGTTTACATCTCTACAAAGTAAGTTAACTGCTCGAGTCGTAGCACCCGGAAAGGCTGGTAATTCAATCGCAAAAAGATTAGGTCTTGCTGGTCCGTTCTTTCCTGATATTTCGCCTTTAAATTGTTCTAAGTTAATTGACATTAGATCATTTTCCTTGAATCTCTATATACAGCAGCTTTACCTGATTTCTGAAAATCTGCAGTTGGTAAGAATGTAGCGATCTCCCACTCAGGCGCGGGTACACGAGCAAACCTACTTTTAACATTGTTTGAAAGGTAATGTTTAACACATGGCTTAAAGTATTTAAATTTAGCAGCTCTTTTTAATAATGAATATGAAACTTCAAATCTAGTTGTATCGTCATACTTTTCATTACTTGCAACTTCAAGTAAACTATCCAAAAATTTAGCCCTTAACACAGGAGGTAAATAGTGTAAGTTCATGCCAAGGAATCCTCCTTCAGCTGGTCCTATTGGAATCACCAATGGAAATGAATCATAGTACGGAAGTTCTTTCTTAAGTTTAGGATCATAGAAAAACATATACATTGAACCAACTACTTGACGATTCGAGAGTTGAATTGGATCTTCTTTCATTAACTGACTACGATTGACACGTCTCATTGACTGTGCTTTCTTACGAAACCAATCTCGAGATGCTTGTGTTCTTGGCGTAATTCCAGCTCTAAAAGCTTCGAACTCTAATGTTTGGAATAAGTTACTCATACCAGTATTTATACCTGATTTATCATTGTTTCTTTTTCTTTCGGTAAGGCTTGAGTGGCTTCAATGGCTTTATTTGTTTTGGCATGATTCCCATCTTTGTAAGAGTCTTTTCAGTCCAGATCTGGAATCCCCAATTATTATCTTTTGCATATTTACTTGCAGCTTCCCATTTATTTCTATTCTTTACATAAGTCATTGCCTCACTAATATAACGCTTTGACTTGTCAGGTCTTTTTGGTGGTTGTGTTTCTTTTTCTGGTTTGATTTCAACAAGAATAGTTTTACCAGTTTTAAATGTAATCTTTAAATCCATAAAGTATCTATGATACTTTTTATCGACGTCATAGAAGTATGGTATTACTACTTCTTCGCTGGACCACGCTTTTATTTCTGAATTCTCATCGCACCATTTAAAGCAGTGCCTTTCCCACATTGATCGAAAAACCACACTATCAGGATCTCCCTTATACTTCTTGCGGTTTTTTACTTTATAACGACCAGAATAAGCCACGGAGTTTCCTTATAAATAATGTTAAAGATTTCATACTATTTATTAGGTACAATATGCCACTAAGATTCCCATTAGAAGATCAACAAGATTATAAAGGACGAATTACATTTCGTGCTTTCGCCCCACCTGTTCCTGAAGTTAGCCTTGTAGGTTTCAAATCGCTGGTTAATAGTACTATTGAAGAGTTTAGCACAGAAAATCCCAATCAAAACGAACCTCAAGGTCTTGAAGTTGGAGAAAGGTTCAACTATCAGTATGGTGTACAATCAAATAAAAGAAACTATTCAGGTCAGAGAGTGTCTTTATATTTACCACAAGCAATTACATTTAGAGATGCTGCCGATTATCAAGGAGCAGAGCTTGGTATTATAGGTGGTACAGCTGAAGCTGGTATTAATCAAGGAGACAATATTGGATCAATAATAGCTACTGCTGCTCGTCAAAGTTTATCAACCTTTAATGATTTGATAGTTGGAAGAACTGGTCTCGATCAAGAAGCTGCACGACTAGCTTCGACAAGAGTTGCTCGAAGATTCGCTGGGGAAACTGGTGGAAATGTAGCAAACCAGACATTAAGAACTACAATTAATCCAAATAAACGTACGTTGTTTAGAGCTGTAAATATTCGTGATTTTTCATTTCAATTTAAAATGATTGCAAATTCTGCAAATGAAGCTCAAGAAATTGACAACATAATTAAATTTTTCAGAACAGAACTCTATCCTTCAGTAACAAGCGGCGCTGAAATTATTGGATATAACTTTCCTAACTTATTTGATATTGAGATGACATATGATAATCAACCTGTAGCAACAAAAATTAAACCTGTTTATCTCAGAGAAATAAGTACAGCATATAATCCTTCAAGCATGGGTTGGCATGTTGACGGTAAACCTTCAGAAGTAGATGTTACACTCGCATTTGTAGAAGAAAGAACGCTTAATAAACAAGATATTCAGGAGGGTTTCTAATGGCATACTTTTATAACTTTCCTAACATAACATATAAGTTTGGTAATGAAGAAAGTGTAACTGCTTTCCAAGATATTTCTGCATATGTAGATATTATAGATCAAATAAAAGATGATGTCAACTTTTACCAATTTTATAACGTGTTAGATGGTGATAGACCTGATACTGTATCATTTAAGTTATATGGAACACCGCATTTTCATTGGACCTTTTATCTTTTGAACGATACTTTGAAAGATCAAGGTTGGCCATTAGCAAATATAAAAATTGAAGAGATGGCGCAAAAGCATTTTCCGAATACTACTCTCACTACTACTAATGTTTTGACTGGATTATTTTTACCAGGACAAACTGTAGCTGGTTCGTCATCTGGTGC